GTCAGAAACATCAGCGATATGTTCTTTGTGCGAAACAGCAACCGCTATTCTGCCTTTAACTGCACTTCCAACAGTTACGGTGTCTTGCCATACCGCACCAGCACCTTTGAACAAAACGCCAGATTTGTCGCTATACACTAGCAAGTATTCTCTTATGGTTCTGCCATCAAAGAATTGTTTTGCCCTTTGATATTTTTCAACCGTATAGTTGTAATCAAAGGTGAACGTAGGCGTTTGCTCTCTGGAAACGATAAATTGAGTATAAAGACTATCAAGCTCCGTTACGTCAATCGTTTGAGGCTCGCCGCCAGTTGCGGGTGCAGACGTAATAGGGAACAAATACTTAAATTTGGCGTCAGATTGCTCTTCCTTAACAAACAGCATTACGCCAATGTCGGAAATAGCTATAACATCGTTCATTTTTATATCTCCTTTACATAATTAGTCTTTTATAAACCCTGCCAGTTTCGTTGTCGATATAGCCATCAAATCGCTGTATAATGCGATAAATCGTGGCGTCCGCAATGTTTGGCAATGGTTCATTAAATATACGCTTGAAACCTAGATTGGTTAAAGCGTCATTACATATTTGGGCTAGTTTTCTAGTAATCGCTATTTTGTTTATGGAGTTGTCGTAAATATTAATTTCATACATAAGCGAACTGAACTTTTCGCGGCTGTCAAGCTCGCTATTGGCATAAGCGTTTGTTTTCTCCTCTATGGTTATATGCGGAAAGGCGGTCGTTTCTTGCTGATACGACGCCGAAACCTTAACCTCTCGGTTGTTCAACAACGCTTTGCCTATGTCGCTATTTGCGAAAAGATTGACAGCGTTTCTCAAAGTACCGAACACTTGTTGAAAAATATCTACCATTATGCCAACAACTCCTTAATTACTCCTCGCAAAACATAAGGCGCTTCGCTTAAAAGATAAGCCGACGTATTATACATAAAAGGTCGGCTAGGCATACCTTTTGTCCAAGCCAGCACGTCGCCTTTTTTGGTAACATATTTGCGCGGGTTTCTGTCCGTAAGCGTTGTCGGATAAAACCAACCAGCGTCGCCGTGAGCATTAATATCATATTTGTAACCAAACTCTTCGGCGACTTGGTGCGGTTGTCGCTCGCCCACAATTCCCGTGCCAAATTCTAATAAAACAGCTTGGCAAACGCCTATATCCGTCATTTTGCCAGTCGCCCTTATGCGGAAATGGCTATCGTTAACCTTAATCAATTCAACAGACCTTGCAACATCAGAATCGCCCAAGCCGTAAACTGTAAGAAGTCGCCCTATATTAACTACGCCCATTTCGCCGAGCTGTTGTAATGCTTTTGAAACGACGGTTGCGATTTTATCTTCTGTCGCCTTTAAAGCCTGTAAAAGCTTATTTACGCTTGTTGTTGATAAGTCCAATTTAAACCGCATATTAATTGCCCTCGACTTTATCAATGATTACTACGCCGTTGTTAAGCGTAATAGCAATCTGTTTGACTTTATATTCTGGGCTTTGCTTATCAAGCGGCGGCTCTTTATCAATCCATATGTGCGTAAACTCGTTAAACAGCTTAGCTTGCTCGGCGGTTAGGGTTAAACGCTTGCCGCCCACAAGACTTACACCGTAGGCTTGAGCTTGATAGGCGTTTTCAATAGGCATAGCACAGCATTTAAGCGTTTGCACTTCGCCGTATTCTTGGCATTCAACGCCGTAAGGTAGTTCGAATTTATTTCCCGTGCGGTTTGCAAATTTGATTATCGCGTTTTTGTTTATTTCAGCGTTCCGCATTAGACGCTCCCAGCGAACGCCAAAGGCGTTATTTGGGCGAGTAGGTCAGATATTACTCCGTCAGACATATAATTTCTAACTATGCCGTTCTCGCTATGGCTTATCTGCCCCTCAACGCCGCGTATGTTCCAAAGACGCAATGCGATTTGGAATACGATATGTTCGTATCTTTTCTCAACAGTATTGGAACGCCGTTTGTTCTTAACGGCTTCCTCTGCTTGCCAGACGCAATTCTCGAGCGTTGCGTTTTCTGGCGCGTCCGCACTAATATTCAGTTCAGCTCTTAAGCGCTCGACAATAGTCATAATTTACTCCGTTTACGCTTCGGGGAGTGCGTCAGGGTTAGCGGTCGTATTAAGAGATTTAGGTATACTTGAAACAACCTTGTTGCTAACCTTGACTATCTTTTGTGTCTTCGCGTTCCAACCGTCAACCAAACAAATGCCGAATTTGCCCAAAATCTCGCTATATGTATAAAGCACAGCGTCTTTAGGCATAGGCATAGGGTGGTTTTTGTCGGTTCTTACCTGCGTTGCCGATACTTCGCACGGGTATATTTTGTCGTTACCGACTATGTACGGCAAATTGTCTTTAATTACAAAAAACATTGTTATTCCTCACTTGTTACTGTTACGTTAAAAGTAGTTGTACCGCCTAAATAGCCCGTCTTTGAAGCTGTAACGGTAATTACCGCAGTTCCAGCACCAACAGGCGTTACGGTTATTGTCTTACCTACCGCCGCAACAGTTGCCACAAGTCCGTTATCAGATGAAACAGCTATTGTTGCATCAGCAGGGTCTGTTACTACTGTAATCTCTTGCGGCGTATCAGTAAGCTCAACATTTTCAATAGGTGTAATGCCTACAGTCTCAGGTATAGTTACATCAAAAGTTACTATTCCATTGAAGTAACCTTCCTTAGAGGCAATTACTGTAATTGTTGCCGTACCACCCTTAATAGCAGTTAATGTTAATGAGCTATCTTCTTCTACTGCGACTGTAACGACATTTTCATCACTTGAAATAGCCGTTAATGTGGCATCTAAAGGGTCAACTACAACACTTACGCTTTCAATCGCTGTATCAAAAATCACATCGTCGATAGCTGTAATGGCAACTTCTTCCATTACTGTAACTTTAAATGTAAGAACAGTATCTTGATAGCCAGTTGCACTTGCTGTTACTGTAATTATCGTATCTCCCGTACCAACAGGCGTTATCGTAATTTTGCCTGCACTATAAGCAACTGTTGCAACAGCGGTTGCACTTGAAGCTACAACCGCAGTAGCGGTAGAGGGTACAGCCACCAAATCAACCACAGCATTTGTAATATCGCCCATTACAACATCATTAACATTGTTTAAATAAACAGGTGGTTTATATGCATTCGTGCCAGTAATGTTAAAAGCCTTTATTACTTCATCATCAGTCATAACTTTTGTATAAGCAAGATTTTCAATGCCTAATTGTTTAGGCGTAGTTTTTGTGCCTATAATGGTCTTTGTGGTTACTGTTTCCTCAACGGCTTCTATATCAACAGGAAAGTATTTCTCTTCAGTTTCGTTATATAGATATACGCCGTTGTCTTTAATATAAAATAAAGCCATAATACACCCCCACGGTTAACCGTTGGTTATTAGGCGAGCTATTGGTAAGTTCTTATGATGCCATTTCCTCGTCCAAGCGGAAGATTGACTTAAATCAGTATCGGTAGGCGATGTTTTGTTGACAACACTGCTATCGCTCAAATTGAAACTAAAGCCCCACGGATGCATAGTTTCGCGGTAACGGCAAATAAGCTCTTCAACACCGCCTTTCTTGTGAGGGTCGCGGAACACTTCAACAGGCAAATTGTCGCGCAAAGGTGCTTCAGCGTATCTTATAACGCCTCTGCCTAGCAAATAGGTGGTATATTCTTTAGCCCCAGAAGCAGATGTACTATCAGTAACAGGAACGCCGTCGTCAACAATAACGGTAAGACCGTTGTAGTCAGCTATAGTAAGTTTTCTTTGAATACCGCTAGCGTCGGTATATTTCCAGAAATCTAGTAAATTCAAGCCCTCAAGCTTGTTGGCGACATAAGAGTGCATAACAACCAATGCGAAATCGCCCTTTTTGTCGCCAAGAGCCTTTTGCATAGCGTCATTAGCGGCGATTGGGTTTATCTTATTTGCGTCAGTTACCGATTCACTCTTGGTCGAAATATCAAGAGTATGCAAAGACCAATCAGCGTCGCCAGAGATACCGAATATTGCGTTCAAAATCTTTACTAATCTCGATTGACGCTTTTTGTTAAAATAATTCGCAACTTGCGAAACAATTTGCTCCATAGGGTCAGCCCCAGAGTTAAAGTCGGCTGTAAAATCTCTCTTTTCCCATGCCATCATGCGTCCCCACACAACGCCAGTTAAAGAGTCGCCCGTTGTGGGAGTTGCAGTCAAGTCCGTATTACCGTCATAGTTTAATTCATCGCCAGTTAGGTTGTCGTAATAAGGAATAGTGTATTGGTTTGAACCACTCGCAATCAGCCTTGCGATTTCAGAGTCGTTGACCATTGCACCGCTGTTCAATAAAGCAGATAGCACGGGGTCGGGATGTGTTCTCCAACGATATAGAAATAAATCTTCGTCAAATGGAAAACCATACAAAGTTCCTGCCATTTTCGTAATCTCCTATTTTGATATAATTTTATTTTTGTTTGTTAGGTGGTATTAAAGATATTTTTTCTTGCGGAAACTGAAAAGTAATTAATTGTTGGCTAAACTGTTTCCACAAATCAGGGTTTTCTTCCTTAAATTTGAGTTGTTCCTTAAAAGACATTTTGCGGAAGTCCTCTAAAGAGGGCAATATTTTTGCTCCGTCCGTAGAGGGCGGTTTAGGCATTTTTTGTAGAGCCTCGTCATATTGGGCTTTGGCGATATTTTCTGCCGTCTTTTTGAGTAAGTTAATGTGTTTTTTGGCGGCTTCAACAGACGCTTTTGCGTCGTCAGTAACAATAATGTCGAGAAGTTCGTCAATCTCGTCGCCCTTTAAGCCGTTTTCAACGAACATATTTTTAACAACAGCCCTATTCAGTCTTTTATCAGCTTCTTTTAGCTTGCTTTCAAGGTCAGCTTGCATTCTCTTAAGCTTTTCCTCTTCAGTCAATTTGCTAAATTCATATTCTTGATATTTTTGCTTATAGACTGAAAGTTCCTCAATTTGTCGTTGCAAATCGGCTATTGTCGCTTGGTGTTTTTGCGTGTTTTTCTCGACCGCTTTTGAAATCGCCGAGTCAATCTTGCTTTGCAACTCTTTAGGCGTCAAAGTAATCGTTTCGTCGTTACCAAATTGCGGATTATCGCCGCCGCCGCCACCGTCAGCCGTTAAAAATGCCAAGTTTCTTAAGTAATCAAAATTCATTTTTACCTCCTGTCCCATTAGTTTGCTTCCTTTAGGCTTATAGCCCCGACAGGTTAATCCCACCAGTGCTCCTCGCCATCAGTTCGCACCCCAATAGTACCAAATATTTTTTATAACGCCTATAATCAGCGTTAATTGCTATTTATAAAAAGACGGTCAACAAAACCGATTGACCGTCAAGCAGTTCTACTCGATTAAATTTTCTTTGTCGCAACTCGGGCAATTAATTTTAACTTTGCCCTCAACAAAAGCCGTTAGCTGTTTATATTTGATATGTATTGTATCGCCACATTTTTTAGCCAACAGCTTATTGCAACCTTTACATCTTATTTCCGTTTTCGTCATTTATACCCCCTTCATTGTTTTTTGGAGTCTGCATTAAGTTAATTAAAACATTGGGGTCAAGATTTTGGAAGTAATACAACGTTTTTATAATATTGCCCTGCTCTTTGGTAAGCGTGCCGTTTGCCGTAAACTCGTCAATCTTATCCATCATCTTTTGCACCTCGGCATTCGGGTCTTCAACGAGATTACTTAAGGCAAGCACTTGTTGAGGAGGCAATAAGCCTAATTTACTAATAGCCGTTAACGCCTGTGCGTTGCTTTGCGTGTTAAGAGATTTCGTTCTGATAAATTTAATATCAATGCTAGCGGGGTTAAGAGCGTCAAAGTCTTTGTTAAATCTATATATGGCTTTAATAATCTTAAAGCGTTGTTTAAGCGACTTGCGGAAAAAGCGTTCTTTGGTCTTAAGCAAATCCTCAAACGCACGCCAGCCCTCTCTGCTGTTTACCGCTTCGCCCGTATCGCCGCCGCCTTTTGTTTTGCTTCTAACGGCATTAGGAGCACCCAAGACCGCAAAAGCGAGGTCTATCAAGCTATCAATTAATATTTGGACTTGTTCTTGGTCTAATGTGTTAACCAAATATTTGAGGTCGGCTGGCATACTCTTGTCTTTGCTCTCGATTTCAATTGCTTTGTTTTCCTTAAACGCCTTTAATCGGGAGTTATCATAGCCAATTACGTTGCCCTGCTCGTCATATTTAGGCTCAAAGATTTGGTTGTTTATAAATACCAAGAAACTATCGACAATGTCGTCGATATTATCAAGCCTGCGGCTATATATCTGGTTAATAGCGTCAAAAATCGGAATAGCCGCCTCAAAGTCGCCCATGCACTCGATATTATTAATATATCTGTTAATTTGAATAAGCCCTAAAGGATTATCAGACTCCGCAATGTCGCTCACGCCGTTTTCTAGCGAATAACCCACGCCTGTCTGATATACGAAAGTTTTAGTCGGCGTATATACATAAAATTTCAACCCAATATCATTTTGCTGTTCATCTTTGACAGAATGATATGTAAAAGCAAAAGCGGGCTTTTTTTCAATGTCGTCAGAATAAACAACAACAGTATTAAGCGGAGATAATCTAGTGAATGTAAGCGGAGAATTATCGCCCTTTTCAGGCTTGTCTATAAACTCATATGCAACGCCCACGATACTTAAATCGTTTTCAATTTGCAAATTATGCTCCGCTTCATCCTCTTCATCGTATAAAAATTTCAGTTTAGCCAGAGCCTTTTTAATTTTGGCGTCCTCTGATTTGGAAATGTATTGCAATTGCTCGCCCAAAAAACCGCTTTGAATAAGCCGCCTAATTATACGAGGTAGGTTAATAACTACGATATTATTATTTTTGTCGGGGTCTGAACGCTTTTTGTTCAAAATTGGCTGTATCCCCCTATCGTAGTCATACAAAAACTGCATTATGCGTCTTTCTTTTTGGTGAGCATTGAAAAAATACCTTACCACTTCGACGACATTATCCTTTGTCAAGTCCGTTGTCGAAGTGTAAAAAGTCCTACGCCCCGTCAATTCTCTCAATCGGACAGGCGTAGTGCTTATAGGCATATTGTCTATTTGCACATAATTATTGGAAAAATTTTCCACTCACCCACCCCACGCCACAATAATAGTATAATTACAAAAAAATGTCAATATTTCATGTAAAAATATGCTTTAATTTAACGTAAATAAGCAAGAAGACGCCCACCTCTTTAGGTGGGAGATGAATTGCTAACAAAATCTTTTAGAATTTTAATAACTAGGTTGTTAAAACTTCTATTGTCCTGCTTAGCTATTTTCTCTAGCTTTTTCTTAAGGTCTT